TTTTTTTTTATTGTAAATTGATAGTTTTGTCGTGCATCCATCGCTAGCGCAATACCGCTCATCGTAATTTTTTTTAGGTTTTCGACCTTTTATACCACGCCTACGTGCATACAATGACATCTATCCTTTGGGTATATTGTTACCCCAACTATTAGGTGCATCTTCAATAGCGTTCTGTAAAAACGATATTGCAGCGGATAAACCACCAATAACTGCTGCGTAAAGAATCTCTGATTCACTACCTAACATCAAGTTACCAGCAAGTCCACCTAAGAACCCTTGTACAAAAGTTCTAGCTGCTCTAATAGCTGCATTTTTCCAATATGACATTACTTTTTCTCCTTTAGTCCTAATCTGACCGCTGGATATTCTACTGTTGTCCATCCTTTTTCTGGATGCACAAACATTAATCGCTGGGTCGGTTTTCCTTGTGCCGCTAGATTTTCTAACGCATAATGGTTTGAACTTTCTGTACTGCCGCTACAACGTACTGTTATCCCATTATATTCTTGTTGATATATCTGATGCCAATGACCAAAAGCTACATCTTTAAAGTCTGGCATCTGACCATCCATAGCCGCTGCTTTCCATCCTAATACCTTTTTACGAACTCCATAAAATGGTATTCCTAATGAACCTCTAATCTGGTCGCCATGTATAAGTAGAGAACTATAGTTGCCAATTCTATCTACTGCGAACCATGCTCTATCTCCATCGCTACCTTCTGGTATATCCCATGTAATACGTTTTTCATCTGCAAGAATAAGTCTTACTGTTTCATAAAGAAATCTGTCGCCATTATCTTCGTGATGATGTTGACCAAATCTACCTAATCTACCATGATTACCTATAACTCCAACAAAATGTACTTCTTCAAAATTAGCTAACATAACTCTTAAAAAGTCTGCCATCATAGTTGCGCCATTTTTAAATATCTGTCTATAAAGTCCAGAATCAACTAGCCATTGTTGACCAGCAAATATGTCTGTACCTTCTATTATGTCGCCTAAAGCCCATATATGTATTTTCTTTACTGGATGAGAAGCTCTTTGTATGTTTGTAAGTTCTACAACTTTTTCTGCAAACTCTGCAACACGACCAGCTGCAATTTCTGTATTGTAGCTTTTAGTAATCTTGCCTAATTGCCAGTCAGATAGAACTGCAACTGCAACTTCTTCTCCTTTTTTACGAGTATCTTTTTTAGGTGCTTTTACTTTTGGTATATCAATATCTGCTATTGCATCTTTAACTGCGTTAGTTACCGCAAGTTCTAAAGTAGCAGTCTTATCTCTCTCTTTATCAAGTTGCTGATGTAGTCTTGATATAGTTTTTTTAAGTTCTTCTACTTTAAGGTTTTGTTCTGCTTCAACTACATAATCATCAAGCGACATTTTTACTCTCCAGTCTTTCAACTATTAAGTCGAAAATGTATCTATGTGAATATGTCCATCCGCATTTATTTTTTAGATACTCACATAACGTTTTAATTGCAACGTTAGGATTGTTTTTCTTGTAATCTATTACTTCTTGTAATTGTTTAGCGCCTTCTGGAGTTTTCCAAATGACTGTTGATTCTTTTGCTTTTACAAAATCATCTAAAGAATCTTGTATTTCTTTTTGACTTTCGACCATTTTTTTACCGCCTTTTTCTTCGGTTGCTTCCACTTAGGTTTATCACTATGAATCCACTCATACATTGGAGTTCCGCAACATTGTGTCGGTTTGTGGTCTTTATGTCCAGTTACCATTATTTTTCTGTTATAACGTTCTTCCATAATATCGACTAAACGTTCTAAAGCTTTTTTAGCATTAGCGTTTGGGTAATCAGATACTCCGCCTAACCATACAACACTAACAAATGTTTTATTTATCTGTGTTCTACCGCTATGTGCTGAATATTTACCAAAACCCCTTAGTTCGATAATTTCATCAGATACATTAGATATAGCAAAAGAATAACCTATGTCATCCCATTTGTTTCTATCCATGTGGTCTTTTTGAATTGCTTGAAGGTAATTAAATACATCATCTATGTCTTGCATAGATGGACTTACCGCAGCGCCTGTATAGTGGACTGTTAGTCCTTTAATATACGATTC